CATGGTGTCACCTGACAGTCAGTAGCGAAGTAGGCGCGCAGTGCGGCGTAGGTATGCTTGATCCCGATCGACTTGCAGGTGCGCTTGATACCTTCGCCGTCCTTGTTGGCATTGTCGGCCGCCATCGAAGCGGTCATTTTAGCCGCCAAACTTTCGGGCGTATGCAACGATGCTGCAAACGCATATTCCTGCGGCTGTGAAGCAAACAGTTCGGCATAGTGGCCCGCCAGAACGGTCTGGAAACGATCGCGCGCGCTCACAGCGACACCTGCGACTGCGCGGCTTGCTGGGTGCGAAGGGCGATGATGCGGTCGGCATTCGACTGCACAACGCGCCGCTCGCGGATGATGAAGTCTAGCCAGTAGTTCATCGTATCCGCAGCGAGAGGTTGCGGCATACCGGCGGCTAAGTCGCGCCGGCTGCGCGCTACGGCGATCCAGCGCGCATTCTCGAATGCATCGCGCGCCAGCATCGCACAGCGCGCGTCAACGGTATCGCTCCAGCGGTTTTTGATTTGCATGTGGACGGTGGTCATGGCAATTTTCTCCGTAGGCATTGGGCGTGGACGGCAACGGTCACGTTAATTGAAGCGCAGTCGCCAGCTTCCGTGAACTGAATGTCCACCATCGGGCCGGTTTTGTGGTCCGCCTTGTCGCTCAGGCAGATAGCGCACGTTGGGAAAGTTTCGCCAGATAAGCGCTTGACGAGCATCATGTCGGCACCTCACGCAGCGCTTTGCATGCCGCCTGATAAGCGGCGTACAGCGACGCGAAGTCACCCTCTTTGCCGAGATGCGTGTAGCGGACTTGTGCGGCGCGCTTGCCGTACTTGGCGACCAGCGCATCACACCATGCGTCATCGGCCATCTTCGCAGCGTAATACGCCTGATCGCGCTGTATGCTCATTTGTCATCCACTTCCGTCTGTGACAGAGCGGCACGAGCGACGTCAATCGCAACCGAGTCGCCGGGTTCAACTGTGCCAAAATTCAGCAGCAGAGTGTTGAGTGCCTGACGCAGCGCCGTGTTCTGCGCGCGCAGGGTGTCACGTTCTTCTTTGATGCGCAGCGCGCAGGCGCCGAGGTCATCAAGTTGCGCCATCAGGTCAACGTGCGTGACGTCCGCCGTGCGGCTCTGTGGCGCGGTCATGGTGACACCACATGCCGACCGCCAGTTTGCTCGCTCATGCGCAATTCATTGCATGCGGACGTGCACAACTGCAGGCTTGCGAAAATGTCATCGGGATTGATAGCGCGTTCGTATACTTCGCGCTCGAATTTGCCGCTGACGTCGTGGCGCATGTAACGCACCATGAAGCGCGGCCAGTCCCATTCGCCGCCCTTATCGACGCTTCGGCCAAGAATACAAACGTCGAAGCATTTAATGCCGCCGATGGTCTGATCGCGGACGATGCCGTAGCGTGCCGTGGTCGCGCTCACTGTTGCACCCCCAGCGCTGCCGCCTGCTGCGTGCGAAGGGCGATGATGCGGTCTGCAGCCGATGCGACATGCACTCCGAAATGATCCAGACGCCACCGCATGGTGAGAAAATCTTTCGCATTCCAGATAAACCGGCATAGTTCAGCGCCATTGTTAGCCATCTCTGCACAGCGCGCGTCAACGGTGTTTTCGTTCAACGAAGTGTCGTGAGACATTGTGTTACCCCTTTTGCAGATGCCGAAAGCGGCGTGCGTTCGGTAAGGTGCATATTGAGGGATCATATGATGACTGTCTAGTATATTTACAATTATTTACATATAAGACGTAAGAAAGGAGTATATTTGGATTTCAAACCAAAGTACCGTCACGCATGTGCACCTGCGATGAGGGTACAGGGTAATCGTATACGGGTAACATAGGCAGAGTCCAAATATACTCCTTTCTGGATGAAACTACATGAATATTGACAAGTGGCTTGATGAATGCGTGGTCAGAAACCCCAATAGTTTTTGCAGGATCAGTGGCTTATACGCCAATTTCAAGCGCTGGCTGTCTTGCCAGCGTGATATGTCGAGCGCAATCGGCGTGCCGGCAATCGGTGGCGCGTTCCCAAAGCAGTCCGAGTTGCGCGACGCATTGAGCGCGACCGGATATCTACGCAGCGAGAAGTACGGCGTTTTCGTAGGGATCGAAACGCGCGACACTTGACAACGCGGGCAAAGCGAAAGAGGATTCGCGGCAATTGTGGCGAATAAACAACAGAGTTGAGAGTTGAATTAATGGCTGCGCCGGTCGGAAATTCCAACGCAAGCAAGGGTCGCGAGTGGTTCGAGGCGATCCGCAAGCAATGCGTTCAGCGTGAGGCGCTGCCGAAAATTGCCGCAGTGATCGTCGACAAGGCGCTTGCCGGCGAACAGTGGGCCGTGCAGGAGATTGCGAACCGCTACGACGGCAAGCCGGTTCAGTCGACTGAGCTAACCGGCAAAGACGGCGCGAATCTGTTTGCGAATCTGACGACGGAAGAACTGCAACGCCAACTGCTCGACCGCATGGCGAACCCGGAGATGATGCGCGCGCTCGGGCTGGCGTTGCCGGCGCTGAAGGTGGTCAAGTGAGACGTCTGCAGATGCACGGAACCGATTACGTGTTCATCGTGCGCCGCGACTGGTGGCCGGCGCTGCAGTCGGAACTGCCGTACCTGCCTGCGTATGACGACTACGCGGACGGCTCGCTCACGTATCTTGGCGCCGCGATCTATCGCGAGAAACCTTGGCGCGCGTCTATTGCGCGATGGGGCGATGTTAAGCATTTGCTGGGAGTAAACGCATCCCGCCATTCAGTAACACCCGAGTAGCCTGCACTCGCGCGCAAACGGCGCGTGTTATCCCGGAGTGCGTCACATGAACAAGCTACTTGGAACCCCTGTCGTCTATTGGCCGAAAGCATCGGATGCGCTGCTGGCCGACGCAGAGCCGCGCGCGGCGCAGATCGCCAGCGTCGATGCGACCGACCCGAAGGCGTTGCGCGTCAACCTGGCCATAGTCGAACACGAAGGCGACATGCGCAACGCGATGCACGTGCCGTTCTGGCAGTCCGGCGACCGCCCCAAGGGTATGGCGTATTGCGAACTACCGGCGACGGTCGGCAAGTATTCGGCTGCCGACAAGCCGGCAGACAAGCCGGCGCCAACATCTGCAGCGCAACAGCCGCAACAGCCGCACGCCCTGCTGTCTCCGACGCAGCAGCAAACCGCACCAGCGGCCGTGCAGTAGCCGCGCGCGGTTCCCCTTGCGCATCCTCGCCTGAACTGCTACAACGCGCACACAGCGCGCGGTAGCGCGTCAGGCGAGGACTTAGCGATGAAACAATCCATGGGCTACGGCCCGATGAACGTTGGCGAAGGCTTGCCGAAAACCCCGCGCGGCATGGACGAATCGGGCGAGGGTACCGTCATGAACCCTGGCGACACGGCCGGCGCCTTCAGTAAGCGCACGGCGGGCAAGTTCAAGTCGTTCCGGCGCGAACCCGTTCCGCGCACGCCGATCGGTCGCGGCGGCGGCGAGAGCGCGGCGGAGTGAACGCCGATCGCTCGTGACAGTATATGATCCTCGGCGCGGCGATGACGCCCTACAGCCCGCCGTTGACGCGGCGTAGCGCGCTGCTGTTGTGCGCGGCGAGCCGCTACAACTGGCGCGGCGTGGTACTAGGCTGGATACTGACCGCGCTATGGCCGATGGAACGCGGTCGCCTGCACTCGCTGCGCGCGTACGGGTTCTACGACAAACCGATGCCGCTACGCTACATCTTCCGCCCGGAGTTATGCCGATGAAGTCCCGCTATAGCGACAACCGCCAAGCGCCGATGACGCCCGGCGAAACGCGCGTCAGGCGCGCCAGCGAAGGGCCGCGCTATACCGAACGCACCAGCGCCGCCAACGTCTATCCCTCCGGCAGTGTGCCCGAGGAGACCGGTTGGTACGGCCACGATGGCGACAGTATCAGCCGCCTACCTGGCCACAACCGGATCACGGTATGCCGTGGCCGCAAGTCGGGACGGCGCGACAACGATGGTTACTAAGATCAACCGTCGCAGCGCCATGCCCAAGCCGGCGAAAGTCGCCGCGCTCAAGCGTCCCAAGCCGCGCGCCAAATGGGACGACAAGGCGAAGCAGCGCATCATCGACCATTTCAAGCGCGAGCTATCGCAGTCGCACGGCGTCAAGCGGTGACGCAAAAGCCACGCTACCGATGGTGTCGCCACTTCGGCGGCGTGTGGGCCAGCATTGGCGGCAACCCGCGCTTCATCGGCGACCCCGCCAGCGTCCAGCGCGCGCTGCAGGGGTGGCTATGAGTGTCGGGTTCAAGCGCGCACACGACCACGGATCAGGCTTCACCAGCCGCGCCACAATCGACGCCGTCGAGAAGGCGATACGCAGCAAGGTCAAGGTCGTACGCGGCGTGGATATCCCCTACGCGGCCGGCTACAGCACGGACGGCAAGACCGTCTACATCGACCGCGCTGTGCCCAAGACATTCGACCTGCACGGACGCCCCTGCGATGTCACGCGCTATCTCGTGATCCACGAGGCCGTCGAAAAGGCGTTGATGGACGCGCTCGGTCTGCCGTATGCCTACGCGCACGCGCTGGCGACGACGTGCGAGGAGAAGGCAGTACAGGCTGATGGCTACGACCTGGCGGCGTACAACGCGGCATGGGACAAGATCATTCGCACGGTGGGCAGCAGAGGCAAGTACCCGGACGTGCCCAAGGACTTGGATACGCAGGCGTACACGCAGGATCACGACGTCAAGGACGAACGCGAGATGGGTATGATCGGCGGCAAGACGAGCTATGCCACCATCGACTACGGCGGCTGAATTGTGGCAACGCCAGTAAAAAACCCTTCGTACTTATGCACTTGCGGCAATGCTCCACGGGGAACCACGCCGTGGACATCGGAGCGGCATGCGGAATGGCTTCGCGTGCGCGCAGACCGCGCCAGAGAGGTGGCTTACGACGACCTCATCATCCGACTGCATCGCTTCAACGCACTGGCGCCGGAGCAGCAGCGCGTTGCGCGCTGGTTTCCAAAGGCACGCGATCTGCCGACACAGGAGAAGGAATGGCTGCGATGATATCTCCCAAAGCCATCCACCCGCCGGAGTCGGCCAAGTACGATGCCGTCAACTTTGCGCACTGGGTCAAGTCCGTTGGTCACAAGCTGCTGCGAAGCGGCATTGATGTGCAGATGACGCCGGTGGTACAGTCCGACGGCGAACTGTACCTGACCGTCGATACCGACAACGCGACGGCCCGGCGTATCAAGGCGGCCTTGTACTCGTGACGACATGAGCCAGATTCCGTTCCTCGTAGCGCAGACGACGACCGCCAACGGCATTTTGGTCACGGGCAATTACCAGTTCGTTACGATCAGCTGCCCGAACCTGGCCACGCAATCCAGTGCGCCGACGATATCCAGCACCAGTACGGCGACGACTGGCGGCACGCTGACACACTCGACGACGTACGGCTACAAGATCACGACGTTGACGCCGGCCGGCGAGACGACGCCCAGCGCGGAATCCACGCGCGCGACCGGCGCCGGCACGGACACCAACACCGTCACGGTCAACTTCACGGCAGCGGTGGCCGGCACGAGCACGAACATCTACGGCCGCACCAGCGGCGGCCCGTGGGGGCTGATCGGCAACGCGGCTGCGGGTATTGCCACCTTTGTCGATGACGGCAGTGTGACGCCCGGCGCGGCTCCGCCGGCAGCGAACACCACCCAGGAGTCGGTGACAGTGACGATCAACATGCCGGACGGCCAGACGGCGCCGCAGGCGCTTAATGTCAACGGTACTGCGCTGACCTTTACGGCGTCGGGCGCTGCGCAGGTGTTCTTCGGCGGTCCCAACTACGTCATCACCAAGACCGGAACCATCACGGCGACCGGCGTCTATGTCGATTTTGGAGGCCGCGTCGCATGAGCCAGGTTACGCTACTTTCGCCGCAGACCGCCGGCGCCACGGTCACCGAAGACACTGGCGCCTACCAGTACGTCGCGTTCAGCGCGCCGGGTCTGGCCGGCGCCGAGACGTGCACGGTGTCGGTGCTGGTGCCGGACGGATTAACGGCGGTAACGGCGCGCGACGTCAACGGCAGCACGGCCGGACTGTCTGCCGGCAACCCGACGCGCACCTATTTCGGCGGCCCGACGTACAAGCTCGTGTTGAGTTCAACCGCCGGCAACTGCGGCCTGTACGCCGACTTCGGCGGCCGCGTCGTCTAGACACTTTCCCGCCGGCACCGTGTCCGGCTCAACGCCAACAGGAGTACACGCTAATGTCCACTTCCCATCACATGCGCGGCAACTGGCTGCACGGCATCGGCAATCGCGCGGTGCGCAATGCGGTCGCCGGACTGACCAGTCCGATGCCGTTTTCCAGCTACGAAATCACCACGGCCAGCGGCAGCGCGACCGGGCTGAACACGCCGAACCGTGTTCGCAATAGCGCCACGCTGGTAGCCGAACCCAATCTGGCGGTTGGCGTGCTGGGCAACCTGACCTATCTGATCCAGGGCCGGCTCGCGCTGGCTCTGACCGCCGGACAGGGTATCAAGCTCGACTTCAACGCCGGCACAGCGACGATCATCGCCGGCACGATGGGTGGCGACGTGACGTTCTGGACGGCGGGCAGCAACACCAACGCCACGGCGATCGGTGCGACCAACGCGATCCCGTTTCGCGTTGCGCTGACCGCGCTGTCCACCGCGGTCGACGGCGGTACGACCAACACGTGGGTGGCGGCCGACTTTTGGTTTGTCGCGCAGTTCGCCACCAGCGGCAGCGTGCAACTGGAGTTCGCGCAGTCCAGCGCCGGCGCTAGTAACACCGACATCCTGCCCGGCAGTTTCATCCAGGCATCGGCGATGGATTACTACAGCCAGTCGGCCTGATGCGGGAACCGCGCCTGCCCATCGTGTGGGAAGCGATCGCCATCGCGATGATTGCGTTGGCGGTCGTTGCGATCATGTGGTGGGCTGGCGGCGATGGATGACTTGGAATTCCTCGTCCGTGGCTACGACGAACTGGCGCGCCGCCACGCGGGCAGCAAGTTCTTCCGCATGTATCCCAGCGAAGGCCCGCTAGGGCTGGAGAATTATCCGCGGCACCGCGAATTCTTCGATCTGGGTAAAACCAAGCCTTTTCGCCTATTTTTGGGCGGAAATGGGGTAGGAAAAACGGAAGGCATTGGCTGCTACGAAACGACCTGCCACCTGACCGGCATCTACCCGGACTGGTGGGACGGCATCCGCTACGACAAGCCGGTATACGCGATCATCGCCGGCAAGACGAACGAGAACGTCCGCGACATCATCCAGCCCAAGTTGATCGGTCGCACAGGCCAGTACGGAACCGGTATGGTGCCACGCGATCTGTTGCCGGAAGACAAGATCACGCGGCGATCCGGCAGCAGTGGCGCCGTCGACAACTTTGCCGTTCTGCACAAATCCGGCGGCTACAGCCACGGCCAATTCAAGTCGTACGAAATGGGGCCGGAGGCGTTCATGGGCTTTGAGGCCGACGTCGAATGGCTCGACGAAGAACCGCCGGCGCCGGTGTACTCGGAATGCGTGCAGCGATTCCGCACGCGCAAGCCGTGTCTCATCATCACGTT